GCACATTATAAGGACAAGTGCAATTAAAAGAATTTTAAACTTTTTCATAATATAAGCCCCTTTCTAATTGTTATTTATATAATTCAAGCACACCAAGTGGCTCAAAATATATCAAATAGTTGTTCTGTTTAGTATATAAACCATACTTTTCGTGAAAATAGTCCAAGCATTCTTGCAAAAATTCTTCTGTTACTTCCAGATGTTCTGCAATTTCATATCTGCTTCGGCATCCATCTTTATATGAATCCACTAAATCCGATAGGGAAATCATTTCATTGTATGCCCAGACCCGTGCTCGTCGTTCCTGCTTTCGGTTTTCGGTTTCCTTCTGATCTGTAATATTCCCTACAGTAGTGAAATGGTGTCCGAGTTCTTCGGCCAGGATACAAGCTTTTTCTGAATCGGCACATATATCTTGATTGAGTGCGATGGTTCCATCACAATACAAACCTTTGAAACGATCGCTGGTGAATGGATAGTCTACAATGTCAACATCTATATCAGAAGCGGTCTGGCATAATTTTTCAAATTTATTCATTAGGATCACCTCCACCGCCTTGAATGAAAAACTAAAACCCAACTGAAAATACGTCTAATAGTCAAAATTCTGTTCTGAGGTCAAATAAAGCCCTAATAATGGATGTTCAAATTCAAATATCATGCTATAATTAAGGCATTCCAGATAGCAGGTATATATTTGTTTGCATGATTAACAGACGGCTGGCTACTTGTTATGCAAAAGTAAATGCGACCCGTCTATTTAATACCTATTGACAAATCGATTACTATCTGCAGCTTCGGTCTAATTACTTTTTAACGAATAAATCTGGCATTAAATGCACTTCATCTGGCGGGATGAGGTGCATTTTTAATAATGACATTAATGCTTTGAAATCTTCATCATCCTCTTCTACGAGCTCGTATGGACTTTTATTTCCAAGTCCAGGACGTTTTACACTATTGATATGATTCATTAATAAAGTCATATCTTCTTGCGTGTATGGGTTTAAGCTTTTTCCTTTTGGCACGGCATAACGAATAAATTCATGATTCTTCTCGATACACCCTTTTTGCCATGAAGCCATTGGATCACAGTAATAAAGGCTTGTTCTATAAACTAGGAAGCCATCCTCATCCAGCGTAAGTTCTAACTCATCTACCTTCTTGAATTCGCTGCCGTTGTCAGTTAATATAACCGGAAACAACCGTCTAAAAACATCTATTCCCAATCCTGTCTCGAGATAGTCCAGAACCCTTTTTACGGATTCTGCTTTTCCATCTGGCATCAGGAATAGTAGCATTACGTTGTTCTTTCTAAAGATCATTGTAAGCAAACGCTTTCCAGATTCTCTAACGCCTTTTACAGTATCCATTTCTGTTACTTCATCTTCTGAATATTTGAATTTCATCGCATACTCAAAATCCTCATATGTCCTACACTGTCTATACTCCATTGAGTGAAATCCATTGATATCGTTGTACTTTTTCTTTCATGGTTTGTAGCCTGTCTTTCTTCTTAAATCTATGTTTTTAATAGATAAGGCACCTTCATCGATATAGTTATAAAGTGTTCTCAAACACACTGGCATTTCATTTTCATGTTCTGCATATATGTGTGTTAAAGGCTGGCCTTTCTTAACAAGTCGAGTCACAAGTTCATCCAATTCTTCCTTCTTTTCATCAGAAAGTCTAACTCCTTGTCGACTCTCCGATCTACGACGAGTTACAGCTGCATCAGCGAATTTCGCACTGTAAATATACTTATCTTTGTTGCAAAGCTTTTTATCCTTACAGTTATTACAAACATACGGAGGCGAATCAAACTTATGGCAAGCAACTGATACATATCTATCGCATACCTTGGTACAATCCACTCCTCTGCAAAGTCTACACTTTGTATTACAGGCTTCTTCATCACAGCCGCACAAATTCCTTACTGTGCATTGTCTTGCCATGCGGCAATCTTTTCCATTCGGGTAATTACCTTTAATGAAGGTTCTGTTTTCTTTAACTTCATGTGCAATAGTAGATGGATGTCTGCGAAGTCTTTTTGCTATTTTTTTGAATGACTCCCCGATGCATATCCCAGTTTCTATTGCTATTCGATCTGACAGGTCCATTTGTCCGCTAGCATTGTAATAATTCATATCTGCTCCTTTCCCAGCAGATAGTAATCGATATAACCAATATATCATGCCTTGGAAAGGGCTGTAGAAAAAGTAAACTAGACCTTTTATAGCCATTTTCAGTTGTCAAAGTACAGGTTTAATTTTTCATTTTAGGATCACCTCCACCGCATTCTAAACTATGTATTGTCCAATAAAAAGGACTATTTTCTTTTGGACTTGACAAATTCTGCAAATGCTTTGATTTCATTGAGTTCCTCTGGTGTGTATTCATCACCGTCAAAATGTGCAGCAATGGTGTTTGGATTTATTATTTTGGTTGTTTTGTTTGTTCGTCCTAACAAATAATCAATATCTACATTGAAGAAATCGGCAATTGTTTCTAACACTTCAAAATTTGGTTGCCGTTCGCCTCGCTCATACATATTTATAGAACTTTTGGATATTCCAAGGGCATCAGCGAGTTCTTGCTGGGACATATTTTTTTCGTTTCTCAATAATTTTAATATCTTATCAAATTGAGCCATGCTTAATACCTCCGTATATCTTTAAGCATATTATACACGCATCGTGTATTAAAGTAAATAAAAAAATGCACAAATTGTGCTTGACATATGTGCACAGTACGTGTATATTAAAACTAAGCACGAAACGTGCACAAAAAATATAGGAGGTGGGAGATTGAATAAACAAGCGATTGCAGAACGTCTCCTCAAATTAAGAGGAGATAAAAGCAGAGATACGGTTGCGAAAGCTTGTGGAATAAGTACTTCTGCTTTGGCAATGTATGAGCAGGGAGAGCGTATACCTCGTGATGATATTAAAATGAGGCTCGCAAAGTATTACAAAAGATCAGTCAACTTTATTTTTTTTGACCAATAAGAGCACAAAGCGTGCACGATAGAAAGGAGAGTGAGAATGTGAAGATCATCAAAAAAGTTATAGAGTCTTTTATCAAGTGGTTTGATAATATTCCAACTTGGTTCTTATCATATCTATCCTTAGTAGTTTCTATGATTGCATTTGTAGTGGCTATATTATTGAAAAAATAAATGCCAGAAAACTAATAAGCAAGGAGATGATAGATATTACACGAGAGAAAATAGCATCTTTTTTAGCATCAATAGCGTTTTGGTGTGCGATGTTGACTTGTTCAGTTAATAGGTCAACATGCTTTTTTAAAGAATTTGCTTGATCTTTTGTATGGTTAGAAATATCTTCTAATGCTGCTATCTGGCGGCGCAAAGACGCGCTATTTTCTTCGGCAAGTAAGTCGAGATGCTGATTTATTTTTACGGATTCATCCATACAAGAGTCCATGATTAGGTTATGTAAGCTGTTATCCATACTAAGCCTCCAAAGATTTGATAAAGGAATTATATCATGTCGGTTGGGAAAAGTGAACAGCAGCAACGAGAAGAATAAGGATGCGAACAAATTGCATAAGAAGGGAGAGTGAGAAAATGCCAATCATAAGGAAGGAATCATTTGATGATATGTCAAAACGTTTCACGCAAGATCAGACATTGTTTATTACAAATGAAGCACTTCGGATTTTTTATGAAACATGCGATGCAAGAGTTAGATTGGACGCATTAAAAATATTAGCGGCACAGCATTAACCATGCCGCATGCAATTATTTGATTGTAACTGTACCAGAATCCTGGGAGTAGGATACTTGGGCATTTGTTACGGAAAGCTGGTCATATAATTGTTTTGCATTTTCAACAACTTCTTGCTCTTTTAATTTTGTGTAACTGTTGCAATATATAGTGCCAACAGATGTAAGAGCAACAATGTGAATTGCCAACGTATTATTGGGTGGTGTATTGAAACCAGCGTATGCACCAGAGAAACATTCTGTAGAGTTTCCATAAAGGTGGACGGAAACCCCAGAATTTTTCAAATCAGTGATGATAGCGTGAAATTTGCAAATATCATCAGTATAAATCATATAAGATTCTCCTTTCGTTTGTATTTCAGCATAATGCTGATAAAGCAATTATAGAAGAGGGAGAAGAAAAAGACAAGTCAGAGGGGAGATGAGAGAGTGTGGATTTCAAGAAAAAGATGGAAGGTGCTTGAAAAAAGAATTGCTGACCTTGAAAAGCAAGTTCAAAGCCAGCAGAAATGTATTATACATCCTTCAATAATTGCTGACTGTTTGAGTCAGAGGGTTCAAGAACGCATGTCAGCAATAAGACGAATGCATATGAAGGAGACATACACAGACGAACAGAAATCGCCATCAACGAATGAGATCCAGTTAGCTATGGATTGCGCAACACAGCACATTAGAGAGTTTTTGGCACAATCGACAAACGGAGAGATCGCGGATCTGGGAAAAGTGTGCGGGAGTAACTGTGAGATATGGGAAGCAGGAAGATGTAAAGATTTTGACTGGCTCAAAAACCTTGATCCGATCATAAGCCAGTCAAGCGTAAAAATATCGGTGTGCAATGCCGGGGACACTAATCGTGGATAGCAACAGGAAGACTGTTATACGCGGAACATCCACCATATTGATCTTTTAAATCAGGTGGACATTCATCATACATGGAACATTCATACGACATTTTCTTGTAGTTTTTCTGTAGAGTTCCCATAACAGGTACATAACAATAGTCGACCGATATCTGTTGGGATCGTTTGGTGTAAGGACAATTTACATCAATTATTTTGATCATCTGGAATAGCTCCTTTCATAATACTCGGACGCGGCAACGTCCTGTAAGGAGATTATATCACAAATGGAAGATTCAGAAAATTAAGAACCGCGTACAGGCACAGTTAATAACCTATTAACAGGAGGTGGGCTTATGGCAAGATATCCAAAGAAAGCTACATACAGAACCTTTGTGATCGATTCTAAAACCGGTGAATGGAAACAAATTGATCCAAAGGATATACCTCAGAACAAAATTGACGAACTGTGCGACAAGTTTGCGCTTGGCGCAGGTTATAAGCGCGTAGAGTAGCCACTGCGGTGGCTGTGCGGACAAGCTATAAAGGAGAGAACATGAAACAAAGAGCTTTTGAAATAGGAGTCGCAATTATGATGTTCGGTGCAACTGCTATGGACTCGGAAGGAGTTGGCTGGATAATTGCCGCAGGAATGGTAATTGCTGGCGCGGTGATCGCACATGTGGCATACACACTCGAGAGAGTGGAAAGAGAGCGGAAGGAAACCGAGCACTGTATACAGAAGCTCCGGAAAGCAAGTTGAAAGGAGAAAAATGCACATCAGTGGAATAAAGCGTATGTATCCGCAATATCCGAATAAAGCTTCGAATCTCACGTACCCGCGAAAGGAAAAGAAAAATGATAGGGATTTCAAGGAAGTGTTGGATGTGGAAATAAAAAAGATGGAATTAGCCGACCAAAGCAATGATTCCATCTAATTGGGGGGTTGTTTCTCTCGGGAAACAAAAAAAAAATAAGCATTAAAAATGCTATGCCTTTATTTTACAAGAAATATATTTAATGTGCAAGTGAAAAATATGAATTTACGTCAAATCGAATCGCTTGTAAGTGCGTATTTGCACTGCAAGGACGCAGAAAAGATTCTGAACAATGCAGGATCATTTATTTACACCGAAGCAGCGTGTCCGCTTATGGACGAGCCGATGGAGCAGATCTATGCGGCACTGATAGACGGACAGGATGATGAGACAGCGGACTGGATCTATGACCTGCTGCAAAAAGGTGAAGCAAAGGCAATTTATGATCTGCTGCAGGAAGGAGCCGACAATGGAAACGATCTCGGATAATTATGATTTCTTCCGGATGCATGAGGATGAGCAGGACGAATGGCTGGAACAACGGCCGGTGTGCGTCTGCTGTGGGGATCATATTCAGGATGATTATTGTTATGACGTTGGCGGAGAAATCTACTGTGAAGATTGTATGGTTTCATGCTTCCGGAAGGTGGTGTGATGTATTACAGACCCTGCCCCTATTGTGGGGCACATCTTGATCCGGGTGAATCATGTGACTGCCTGGAAAAGAAAAAGGAGAACAATAAAAACATCCTTGCAGCATATAGAAGTGGCAGGGATGGACAGATGGAAATGAAGTTGGAGGATATGATGTATGGCACTTAAATCGTGGGAAGAAATGCGCAAAATTGACGTAACTCCATATTGCCAGGAACGGGATGGAATGACGTATCTCAATTGGGCGAAATGTATTGATCTGCTGCATGAGAATGGTGCAAAGAAAGTTTACTGGGTGCCGATTCCGGATGAGGGAACGGGAAGTTCTTTGCGCATGGTTTCAAAAGATTTCACAGATAGTAAAGGAAATACAAATCGATGTTATGAGACACGAATTAAAGTTGTAATTGATGAAAATGAGTATGAAATGCAGTCGCCGGTGATGAATGGCTCCAATCCGGTCAAGGATAATTCCATGAGCCAGCAGAGGGTATGGAACAGTATGTGCCGGTCCTTTGTAAAGTGTGTGGCAATTCATACGGGGCTTGGATTTAACCTGTGGCTCAAAGAAGAAATGCAGCCTTTTAACAACATCATTCCTCGTAATGAGGAGAAGCCGAGCCCGGCAAATATTAAGATACTGAAAGACCTGTGCATCAAACATAAGGTGAATCTTGAATACTGGATCACGAGCAACGGAAAGACTTGGGACAGTTTATCAGCAGAAGATGTTGGTACAATGCTGAACAGTCTGAAATCGAAGTATGGTGATGACTGATGTATACGATGGTAGATGTGAAGCAGTACCGGGAAAACAGTGATGGAACAGATCTTGTTGTTTCTGTTCCGGGAATGAAACTTGGGGGTCTGCTCCAGAGAAAGAAGATCAAGAATGCAGAGATCCGCTTTGATGATGGGCGGCATATCTCTGCGGAGCAGAGGAAGAAAGCATATGCAACGATCCGGGATATTGCAGACTGGACAGGCTATCCACCAGAAGAAATGAAGGAACGGATGAAGTATGAGCATATGATCCGTACAGGAGATCCTTATTTCAGCCTTTCTAACTGTTCGATGGATACCGCGCGGGAGTTTATCAATACGATCTTGGAATTTGCTTTAGAGTGGGGAATCCCACTTTCAGACAATGCGATTGACCGGACGGATGATATCGGGCGGTATCTGTATTACTGCCTAATGCATAAAAAGTGTGCCATCTGCGGCAAGGATGGGGAAATCCATCATGAAGATGCAATCGGTATGGGAAATAACCGCCGGAAGGTGGATGATTCGGGTTATAAGAAGATCTGCCTGTGCAGGGAGCACCATACGATTGCTCACCAGATGGGAGTGATCCGGTTCCGGCAGATGTATAAGGTGTATGGAATTGTTGTGAAGGCGGAATGAAAATGACATTTGAAAGGTGGCGAGAAGTGCTGATTCGGGAGGTGGAGTGATTGGATGGCAACTACATAAAGCTGAGCCGCGGGCTACTGGAATGGGAATGGTACACAGATATCAATACAACCCGGCTGTTTATCCATATGCTTCTGAAAGCCAACTGGAAGGATGGAAATTTCAAAGGGACAACGGTTCCACGTGGATCGTTTGTCTCATCCATCGGGAAGCTGTCGGGCGAAACAGGGCTTACGGAGCGCGAAATCCGCACCGCAATTTCACATCTGAAAAAGACAGGCGAAGTGACAAGCAAAACGACAAACAAATTTACTGTATTTACAGTGGTTAAGTACGATTTGTACCAGACAACCGACAAGCAAAATGACAGGCGACCGACAGGCAACCGACATTCTAACGACATTCAAACGACAACAATAGAAGAAAAGAAAGAAGGGAAGAAGGAAAGAAACACACCCCCTATATCCCCCGTGGAACGGTTTGCAGATTTTGCCGCAGCCTATCCGAAAACCTGCATTGGTTATCTGGCAGAGACGGAATACTGCAATGCGGTTGATGCCGGAGTGTCGGAAGCTGGCCTGATTGCAGCGGCAGAGAATTATGCTATTGCCTGCCAGCGGAAAAAGACACCAGCCCGGTACATCAAGAACCCGGAGAACTTTTTGAAAGAAAACCTGTTTATGCAATACCTGGAAGGAGTGGATGATGGACCAGCAGATGAAAAACATGATCAACGGAATACTGGAGCGCGTGAAAAATCGCTCAACGAACTGCTTGAAGAACGCGGATGTTCCGGATGTTTCGAAGGGTTCTGATGTGTGCCCAGTCTGCAAGGGCAGCGAATGGATTCTGACCGAAAAGGACGGTATTGAAACAGCCGTGCCGTGTAAGTGCCGGGAGCGTGCGATCATGTTGCGGCGGCTGCGGTTTGCGGATATCCCGGAAGCATTCAGGGGAATGGAACTGAAAACATTTCGGATGGATGTGTACCGGGAGCGGGACAGCAGGAAGAAAGTGTCGGATGCCTGCCGGATCATAAAAGCGTACCTCGGGGATTTTGAGAACCAGAGGGAGCAGGGGATGGGACTGTTTATCTGGTCCCGGACAAAGGGCAGTGGGAAAACAAGGATTGCGGCAGGGATTGCAAACGAGCTGATGAAAAGCTACGCAGTCAAATTTGCGGTATCACTGACCATCCTGCAGGAAATCAAGAATACATGGCGGCGGGACGCGGAATACAGTGAGAGCCGTTTGCTGGATGCACTCTGCACCACAGATATCCTGGTCATTGATGATTTCGGAGTGGAACGGCCGGCAGACTGGATCAATGACAAGCTGTACCAGATCATCAATGAGCGTTATATAAACCGGAAAGTGACGATTTTCACAAGTAATGAATCTCTGGAAACGCTGCAGTACGATGATCGCATCACGAACCGGATCAAGGAGCGAACCTACCAGATCGCATTCCCGGAAGAAAGCGTGCGGGATCATATCGCAGAGCTGCATCAGGAGGACATGATCCGGAAGCTGATGGACGGTTGAAACACCAGCGAAAGCAAAAGAAACCATTGCAAGTGCGGAATTATAGTTATCACAGGCCATGATCTTAACTTGCCGACACCGGGGCGGCAATCGCCCCACTACCCAAAGGGGTGAGAGAAATACATAAAAGCAATAAGGACAAACGTCTGGAGCGTGAAAATATAAAGCTGATCGGGCAGATCCAAGGATACGAAGATTCCAAGCCGGAACATCGGGACCCAGAAGCCTACAAGAAATTTAAGCGGCCAGCCACGTATTATGGCAGCGGAAGAATCTGTGATTATGGCAGCAAGGACAAACCTTGTGATCCGGGATGCAGATTCTGGAATACCTGCATAAAAGGGCGGCACAGAGAGGAGAAGTAATGCACGGAGTAACACAAAGGGAGCAACTGATACCGATGAGCGTATACAGAAAGGAACTTGCAAAGGCACGCCTTGGGGATAATGTTGCGAATCACATGGGATATATATTTACAGCGATCTTGTATGATAAGTTTGATATGACATTTAAGCAAGTTACGAACTTTTACAGTAAGACAGTTGAACGTCGGATGGCATGGCAGGACGATGATAACGAAGATGTCACAAACGAAAGCATGATGCAGTATTGCCGGAAACGGAAAATTGATGTGGTCGGCTGGGTAAAGTCGATACCAATGTCGCAGAAGCTGTACATGGCAGATATCCAGAAAGGACGTGCTGTGCTTGGTGCTGATCGGAATATTGAGAGCGCGCTTGCATCCACGATGTATCTGACGATTCCAACGCTGAAAGAAACATACCGGTTTTCGAATGCCAAGATTGAGAAATTTATGAAATGGGTTTCCTACTACATCGATTCCTATTGGCGCAAGCAACCGAAAAGCAAGAATCACTATCTGACGGACGAGATCATCCGAAATCAGTTCATTGAGGATGAGCGTTGGGATATTGTTACAGGAGAGGCGGTATAAGGACGCGATAGATATGTAGAAAAAGCAATATATTTTTTAATTTGTTGTACTTTTGTATATCATAAATAAACCAGTTATCATTTAATCTATATGAGTAAACTATAAAATAGACGTATTTTCAAGGAGAAAAATAGAATGAACGATTTAATGATTTTTGAAGGAAACGAAGTTGAAGTATTTGAATTTGATGGACAGGTGTTATTCAATCCGTATCATGTAGGCGCTTGTTTGGAAATTGGAGAAAATGGAGTGAAAGCTGCTGTTTTTAAGATGAATGATAAACAGGTAGTTAAGCTGACAAATTCTAAAGTTGCTAAATACAACTTTAGAAAATTGCATAATACTGGGGAAAACTTTATCACAGAAAGTGGTGTCTATAAGTTAGTATTCAAGAGTCACAAGCCAAATGCTGAAAAATTTACAGATTGGGTTGCCGATGAAGTACTTCCTGCATTACGTCAGACAGGACATTATGAGATGAAGAAACAGCGAACAACCAAGAACGTGCATACGGAGAGTTTATCAGCAGTAAATAATGCAGTTAAGATACTTACACCTATGCTCGCGGCGGCTGGATGTGATAGTAAAATACAGCTTCTTACAGCGAAATCGCTCTACGAAAAGGCAGATGTGACACTTCCAATTATGATCGAAGCAGATCGGCAATATTTTGACACGGTACATATTGCTCGAAACGTTGGAATTTATTATCAGAGTTCAGGAAAGCCGGCAGACAAAGCGGTAAATGAGATTATTCGTCGATTGGATATTCCTGAGAATATGTATACAGATACATGGGAGAGTAAAGGAAAATGGCAAGGAACAGTCAGAAAGTATGTTCCAGAGGTTATAGATATGGTTCGTTCTTGGTATGTAGAGCATGGGTATCCTAGAGATATCGAGTATATGCAAACTGATGGACAGATGAAATCATATCATGTAATTTGGCGTAAAGGTGGCATGGCTGTATAAAAATAGTTGATAAACATTAGGCAAACCGAAAATTTGGGTTTGCCTAATTGTGTCGGGAAATATGAACATTGACAATTGAATATTGACGATGGGTTTGTTAATATATCTATATTATTAAGAATTTGGAGAAGAAAATATGTTTGCAATGTTTTTAATGTTAGTTGCTATTGCGGTAGTTGTTGCAGTGTTGTTTTATATTTATTTTAAGTGTATAAAATTGAAAGATTCTATGGCAAGAAAAATTGAAATATGTGGATACTGCATATTGTTGATTCTGATCATATGGGAGTTTGGAATCAAGAACATAGAGATGAACGAATTTTATAATTTGGATTTTGGAGTGATTAAGGAAAAAATTGATTATGTTTTTTATGGAATTCAGAGTTTGAGTTCTGGATCTTCAGTAGATAGTTTGTATGCACAATATGGAACAATAGAAGAGGGCAGCGATTACGTTAATATGCAAATGCATTTTGTGGATGTCGCAGAATTGATAATGCAGGTTTTGAGCACATTGTTTATTGCAATAGGGCGATTTCAAGAACTGCGAAAAAAGAAAAAATAGGACAATGCCAATCGTCAAATATGATGGTTGGTATTTTTTTGCCCAAAAATTGAAAGGGGGAATGCATGTGAACGAAAAGGAAGTATTCGAGATCTGCAACCAGATAGACAGCTTCATAGCGGAATATTTGGCAGAGTCCATCGTGATCGGAACAAGCTACGATATGCTGGAAGCACACCACGGCATTCTCCCGATCAGCAGGAATTGCTTTTACAGGAGGCGGAGGATTGTGCAGAGAATCATGAAGCAGAGGATGGGAAGGATTGAGGAGGAGCAGGATGGTCAGTTGAGAATGGTGTGGTAATATTGGTGGAAGGGCTACTTATTCGCCTTTCGATCATCCATATAAAGCGTAGTTGTTCCGTATGGCTCTCTATATAAAGTTTTATCTATGCGACGTACATAATTTTCATGCCCATCATTACGGATTTGAAATTGATAGGAGATAGTTGAATTATTATTGTTAAAGGACAAGTCTCCTTTTTTCCATTCTCCGTTTTGATCAAAGTAAAGTGTGTAAAGAAACATATACCCATGATTGTCAAAATCATGTAACCATAGATAAAATAGATATTTGCATTTACGCATGGTTGAAGTATATGGGGTAAGCCGAAGGTGAGATGTTGGCAGTTTACCTTCATATACGGTGTCTGTTCGGAGTGTGTTGGGTAAAATAGAATCTCTGTAGTATTTCTGAAATGGTTTGATAAGATTATTGGCTGCATGGAGATAGGTGTATGCAAGGCCAAGATTGTGATCGGACAGGGCAATGCATACAAAATTCCCATCTGAAATAAACGGAGATTTTAAATCAAAGGGGTTCATATCATAAATGACCACGTCTTGATAGGTTATATTTAAGTTATTCTCTTTTTTATGTGCTTCACGCTTATAATATTGCTCCATTTTAGGGTTTGGAGTATATGTGGATGCGGCCGTTGACTGAACAGTTGTGGCAGAACTTGCAGTGTCTGGTAGTTTGAATAAATTGAGTATTTTTTGCATTATTGACATTGGTGGATACTCCTTTCTGCTATGAGATAAGTGTATTTTAGCATACAAAGAGCAAATCAAAAAGCCCGCTTACATGAAGTAGGCGGGGGTCAAAATGGTATTCCATTTATCGGATGATCTTTGTATTGAGATAATTCACCTTCAAGCCATTGGTTATATATGTCAGTGTTAATTACGTTCTCTTGAAGAAGAGTATACATTTTTTGCCAATTTGTAAAAAATGTATTAAAGACAGGATCGTCTCTAACAATAAAATGGATATTAGAAGACGAGTTGACAATAGATGGAGTGACAAGGTTTCGAGTTTCGTCTTTATATTTTGTGGAGCATAGCTTCACAAACATGTTTAAAACATCATAGTATGTGTTAAAATCAAAAGATAAATCTTTTATCTTGCTTCTGCCGAGAAGCCAATCAACTGATACATTGAATTTTTTTGAAATACTGTACAGAATATCCAAGGATGGAGTTCTGTCACCCCGTTCATATCCTGACAAGGCAGCTTGTGTTGTATTTACAGATTCGGCGAATTCTGCTTGAGTGAGTCGGAGAGAAGTTCGCAATTCTTTTATTTTTGAAGCTATTATATCATTTGTCATATAGCAAACCTCCTTCGTGTTTTGATATAACAATTATAACAGTTAGCACAGTAAATAGCAACAAAAATAACTATATGAAATAAATATGCTATTGACAGTATAAATACAACGTGATAACATTAGATTGTCAATAAGAAAGGAGGACAGATAGATGAAAAGAGTTGTGATTGAACTTGATGATGATTTTCATAAGAAGATAAAGATTCGAGCAATAACATCTGACAGATCAATTAAAGGCTATATTAAAGAGTTGCTTGAGCAAGATTTGTGTAAAGAAAAAGAGCAAACACAGTAACTTTGGCGAGTGAGTGTTTGCTCAAAAGTGAAACCTATAAACTTAGGAATCTTTTTGTATTGTAAGGGATTCTACCAGTTTTTGCAAGGAGGAATTGCAAAATGCAGAATTTAACAGTAATTGAAAATGAATTGGTGCCGGTATATGAGACAAGCACCGGAGAGAAAGTAGTATATGGTTCAGAACTTCACGAAGTTTTGGGTGTAAAAAGCCGATATCGTGAATGGATAGACAGAAGATTTTCTGATATTGATGCAGTAGAAAACGAGGATTTTCAAGCCGCCGAAATTTCGGCACCTTCCGGTCAGAACAAGAAAGACCATATCATCAAACTTGACACAGCCAAGGAAATGGCAATGCTCGAACGTAATGCGAAAGGCAAGCAGGTGCGCCGGTATTTCATCCAGGTAGAGAAGAAGTTCAAGGCAGGCAAGACAAGCAAAAAAGTACAGAGTGCGAAGAAAGAGAGACTTCCATCTGTGAATATGATGGTAAAGAACATCAAGGAAGCCCTGCATGATGCCGGAGTGGATTCCAAGTACATAGCTGCAGAAGTAGTAAGAATTTATTCTGATTCAGGTTATCCTGTTAATGTTCAGGTAATCTCCGATACACCGAAATTGTGGGACTGTACGGGTATTGCAAAAGAGATTGGCATTTTTTCAGAAGCTGGTAGACCTCATGATAAAGCGGTGAGCGCGATCATTCAGAAGCTGGATCTCTTTACCGATGAAATCGTGAGAACGGCATACAGCCGGAATGGGCATGATGGTGTGACAATGCAGTATAAGGAAAGTGTTTTCCAGAAGGTAAAAGAATGGTTGCAGGAGAACGGCTATCCAACAGTCATTGAACTGGAACTTGCAAACGGCAATGTAAATAAATGCCGGGTAGTATACGGGGAGGTGGCCTAGTTATGGATAGAGCGGTATTAGAAAGATACGAGAAGATTCTTGAAATCATGGAGAATGAAAGGGAAAATCAGCCAATGGCAAGCCAGCGGACAAAGGATGGTTATTCCGGGTTTCAGGATGCAATTGAGGAATATGTCAATGGTGTGCAGGAAGATGCCTTTTATTGGGGATACATGACGGCTATGAAACAACGAGAAGGAATGGTGGTTACAGATCCAGAAGATTCGGAAGAGGTACATGACAAGGAACCTATGTATTGTGGGGAAGATTTTCGGCGATATGTGGGATATAGGATAGAGGATGTATTATCAGATGAGAATGACTGCAATGTTCAGATCAAACTGAAAAATACTCATACAAATAAAAGTGCGACAATATACGCAGACAAAGCGTTTGATGGCGAGACACTCTATGTTATGGATAAGTAGGTGGGGAGGAAATATTTATGAATGAAAAGCTTGACGAAATGACGAGAGAATTATTACTTGCGTTTGATGGCACTGATCCAAAAGAAATTGATCGATTGAGAAATGAATGGCTTGCAGAACTTGAAAGCAGAAAGTCGGAACTTCAGAGACCTGATAGAGTTGTTGATTATGTCAATGCCATATGTGATGTGGCTATTGAGCGGGCAAAAAGAAGAATGCAGGTGGCATAGAAATGATTAGAGAGCTTAGAAATAGGCTCTCTTTTTTTCTTGGTAAATCATTCTTTTTGAAAGACTGCATTTCTGGCAGTAATATTTGCCAACATGTCACTCGGTACTACTAGATCAGCAGCGAGGATGGCAATTTCATCATCTGACATGCAGTCGGCAAGCTGGCAAGCGAGTGCTGAAAGGAAATAAAGGTTTGAGCAGTTTTGCATAGGATCACCGGAGAGGTTTTATATATTTTATGCGTCTGCGGTGAAACTGTGCGAGGAATCTATAAATTTTAGAATCAGATAACAACACCAAGCGATCATATAGTGCCTCTTGTTATGTAGTGTATGCGGAGAAAGCAATAATTATTCGTTAAAATATCAATTAGTAGAACTGATGACATATTTGTTGAAAAAAGTGAACATTGATAATTGAATATTGATGATTGACGTGGTATAATTAAAGAAAACTACGAGGTGATAAACATGAAATATGATTGCAAAAAACCATTAGGGGAACATTTGGAAGAATATATGGATTCAGATCTATCAAAAATCTGTTCTGAACTAGCACTTCATGGAATTGTGTATGAAAGTCAATTCAGGGCATTGGGATCTATGGTCTGCAAACAAAATGCAACAGCATTATCGAATTTGTTTACAGAAAAGACAAGGTGCCGAATATGGTATGCATATGATAAGAGAACTTGTAATTTTGTGTTTTATGATATGGATACATATAAAGCAGATGAAGCAATCAGGTTATCTGAAGATTATCAAACAAAAAGAGCAAAGTAGATATATAGGATATTACCAACCGTCAAATACGATGGTTGGTATTTTTTATGCAAAAATTGAAAGGGGGGGGAATGCCTGTGGACGAAAAGGAAGTATTCGAAATTTGCAACCAGGTAGACAGCTTCATCGCGGAATATCTGACAGAATCCATCGTGATCGGGACAAGCTACGACATGCTGGAAGCGCACCACGGCATTCTCCCAATCAGCAGGAATTGCTTTTACCGGAAGAGAAGGATTGTGCAGTGGATTATGAAAAAGAGGATGGGGCGGATCGTGGAGGAGCAGAATGGGCGGTTGAGGATGGTGTGGTGATATTGCAAAAATTGGTAATAAGTGTATAATTATTACATGAATAGACAATGGGGAGGCTATGTTATGAAGTTAAGAAATATTTATATGGCTTGCAAAAGAAGTATAGAGCCAATCAGTAATATTCGTTTTATTCAAAAAAAAGTCGGCATAACACAATATTGTGTTAGTGGTTGGAATGCCGCACAAACCGCAATATTGAATAATTTAAAAGAAATTGAATTCTTGAAAGATAAAACAGCTGCACTCATCAATGCAATACCTCAAGCATTAATAACTAAGGATGAGTTCGAGGTAAGTTCGTCAGATTGGGAGATTATAAGAAATAGATATAAAGAATTGTCGACAAGCTTACAAGATGTAATTAATTTGTATGAGTCAATGGGGGTTGAAAATAATCAAGCTCCAGGGTTAGACATAAAACTCCCACAGTGTAAAGACTTTAATGAATTTAGGGAATGTGTTGAATCACTGGACTTTATTCTGTATAAATGCCCTTTTTTTAAGGTTGAGGGGGAAGACCTTAAGTTTGACTCTATGGATATAGGCTCATTGTGGTTTACTTTTCTTGTTGTAACGGCAGGAACTGTGACTGCAAGTGTTATTCTAAATAATGTAGCTGCATTTATTGATAAGTGTTATGTGATAAAAAGTCACAAATGCTCTATTGAACAGCAAAAAGCTATGATACAAAAAATGGATATTGACGAAGAAACTAAAAAGATATATATGGAAGGAACAAAACGCGTATATAAAGAACTGGTAAATAGTGTAGTTGCGGAATTAGAGGAAGAAACAAACATAAAAATGAAAGATGGAGAAGAGGTAGGATTTACATCTCAAGCATTTGATAAGGCTATTGTACTTTTAGATAAAGGAATGCAGCTTTACTCAACGATAGATGCACCTCAAGATGTGCAGGCCCTGTTTAAACCGTTGGAGATGAAATATATTGAGACACAAAAGACAATAGAAGCTATTACGCAAAAAGAAGAATGAAAGGGAAAAAATCAGAGAGCTTAAAAACTAGGCTCTCTTTTTTGTACCCTAAATTGGTACAAATACTATGAAATGCTGATTTATAATTATGGCATGAGGTTAAGAAATATGGAGGATAAGAATTGACAGAAATAGAGAAGAAAAAGGAATATTTAAGAGAATACGAAAAAGCAGTGCGTCAGATGAAACGCAGCGAGGAAAAGATAACAGAAATGCGCTTAAGTAAGATCATGCCATCCGCCGACAATGACGGTATGCCACATGCACACAACAACACCGATCTATCCGGTTACGCTGCACTACTGGACGAAGAGGAAAGACGATACATGAAAGCCAGGTATCGGAGAATTAAAATCTGCAAGGAAATCACGGACAAGATAGAACGCATGGATAATGAGGATGAAAAGGATGTGCTGGTGTATCGGTACATAAGACTGATGAAGTGGGAAGACATCTGTGTAAAAATAAATCATAGTTGGCAGCATACACATAGAATTCATAAAAAAGCACTGGAAAATTTCAAAATGTGATTAAATGTGATACCAAAGGTATGATATTGTTATACTGAACCAAAGGTTCAAAGGGAGATTGCTTCGGCAGTCTCTTTTTTGTTATCCATAGCAAAGCGGCTCCATGAAACCCAGGGGAGCAGCGACCTCCATACATAAGGCAGGGAATGAAGCATGAATAAAGGAAAATATAATGATCCTACAGCTGAGCAGGCGATTGCTCATGTAATGAAAGAGTATAGAAGAAAAAAGAAACAGGAAGGTGGCAGCAGTGGCAAGAAGTCCGAACGAAAAGGCAGAGAAAGCCCGGGAACTGTATAAGGGTGGAATGAAGCTGGTTGAGATTGCAAGTCAACTAGATGTTCCTCCCGGTACAGTTCGAAGATGGAAAAGTACATACCATTGGGATGGTGAACATCAAAGCGCGCGTTCGGAAAAGAAAAGCGAACGTTCGGAAAGTAAAAAGGGCGTTAAAAAAAAGGCTGTAGCTGATGAAGTCAAGCAGGTAATCCAAAACCCCGCCTTGACCGATAAGCAACAGCTTTTTTGTATACATTACATCCGGTGCTTTAATGCTACTAAGGCATATCAGAAAGCGTATGGTGTCAATTATGCGACCGCTGTGGTAAATGGTCCTAGATTGCTCGGAAATGCTAGGATAAAAGATGAGATCCTACGGCTGAAACAGGAGCGGCTTAATCGGGAGTTCCTGAGTGAGTCCGATATCTTCCAGAAGTACATGGATATTGCATTTGCGGATGTGACGGATTTTGTGGAATTTGGAAATGAGGATGTAGATGTGGTTTTGGACACAGGAGAACGAAAAATCATCACAGTAAGCCATGTCAATATCAAGAATGATGCGGACGTGGATGGAACGATCATTTCCGAAGTGTCCAAAGGGAAAGATGGTGTAAAGGTAAAACTTGCTGACCGAATGAAAGCCTTGCAGTGGCTTACGGATCATATGGATCTTGCGACTGACAAGCAGAGGGCAGAGATTGCATTACTGAAAGCCAAGGTACAGACAGACGATGGCGAGGAGATTGCAGACGATGGGTTCCTTGATGCTCTGAACGGCACAGCTGCGGAGGACTGGGGCGATGAAGAAAATTAAGAGAATTTTCAAGTTCAAGCCATTTTCCAAGAAACAGCGCAAGGTATTGAACTGGTGGTGTGAAGATTCTCCAGTTAAAGATAAGGATGGTATTATCGCCGATGGTGCTATTCGATCTGGAAAGACAGTGAGTATGTCACTTTCGTTTGTTATGTGGGCGATGAGCTCATTTGACGGCGAAAATTTCGGTATGTGCGGAAAGACAATCGGTTCTTTCCGCAGAAATGTATTATTTTGGCTTAAGCTGATGCTGCGAAGTCGCGGTTATACGGTGGCAGATCACAGGGCTGACAATTTGGTTATCATCACAAAAGGAGATGTGACCAACTATTTCTATATATTTGGTGGCAAAGACGAACGATCACAGGATCTCATTCAGGGTATTACCTTGGCTGGGGTCTTTTTTGATGAAGTTGCGTTGATGCCGGAAAGCTTTGTGAACCAGGCAACCGGACGATGTTCTGTTGATGGTTCTAAGTACTGGTTCAACTGCAATCCGGATGGACCATATCACTGGTTTAAGACAGAATGGATTGATAAAAGAGAAGAAAAGCATCTGTTGTATCTGCATTTCACGATGGATGATAACTTGAGTCTGTCGGAGAAAATCAAGGCGCGATACCGCAACATGTACACAGGCGTGTTCTACCGCCGGTACATCCTTGGGCTATGGGCGATGGCAGAGGGCATTATTTACGATATGTTCGGCACTGCCAAGCATGTGATTTCCAGTCTGGCTGATCTGACCAATACAAATTATTATGTGTCCTGTGACTATGGTACACAGAATGCAACAGTATTCTTGTTGTGGTGCAAAGAACGTTCCGGGCGGTGGGTATGCTGCCGCGAGTATTATTATTCCGGCCGTGATGAAGAAAAACAGAAAACAGATACCGAGTATGCGGATGACCTGGAGAGGTGGCTCGATGGAATAAAGCCAGTCAAGATTGTGATTGATCCATCTGCAGCATCGTTCATAGCAGAATTGAAAAAACGAGGTTATGCAATCAAGAAAGCAAAAAATGACGTACTGGATGGCATCCGATTTGTGGCATCCTTGTTGAATCAGGGAAAAATCGCAATCAGCGATCAGTGCCAGAACACAATTAAAGAATTTGGATCGTACATATGGGATCAGAAAGCATCTGAGCGTGGAGAGGATAAACCGGTGAAGCAGCACGATCATGCAATGGATGCACTGCGGTACTTCTGCTATACAATTATTCGCAAGCCGGGAAGCATCGGTATTTTGAAGTGAGGTAACAATGGATATTGATACAATGAAACAACTGATAAAAAAATATGAGCCCGGTCATGCGGCATTTGTGACACGTGTGGATATAGCAGAACGTTATTACCGCAATGAGACGGACATACTGTTTCGGGATAAGCCGAAAGACGAGGAAAAAGAGGAACCCGACAATCCGCTGCGCAACGCAGACAACCGGATTCCCCGGAACTTTCATGGCCTGATTGTGAACCAGAAAGCGTCCTATGCATTTACCGCACCGCCATTGTTTGATATAGGTAACACTTCGAGCAATAAGCGTATCACGGAATCTTTGGGTGATGAGTATGCCAAGAATTGCATGGAATTGTGTGTGAATGCTGCCAATACTTCCATCGGCTGGGTGCATTACTGGCAGGGTGATAATGGCTTTGAATGGGCGGTTGTTCCATCTGAGCAGATCATCCCAGTGTTTGACCGTAGCCTGAAACGCAGGCTGATCGGACTAATGAGGGTGTACCCGGACATTGACGATGCGACAGGTGACAATTATACCGTGTACGAATACTGGACGGATGTGGAGTGCCAGGCATTCCGGCGGAGAACCGGGGATGAATTGGATCTTTTGACATATTATGATATGTTCATAGATCCAGAGAGTGGCGAGATGGTAGCGGATTACCGGCATGATTTCGGAGAAGTACCATTCATCCCGTTTTACAACAACAATATACATACAGATGATCTGCGAAACATTAAGCCGTTGATAGACGTATATGACAAGGTCTACAGCGGCTTTATCAATGATTTGGATGATATACAGGAATTAATTTTTGTGCTGTCTGGATATGGCGGTGAAGATCTAAGAGGTTTCCTGTCTGATCTGAAAAAGTACAAGACCATCAAGGTAGACGGTGATGAGGGGGGAGCGGTATCTACTCTGAACATTGAAATTCCGATTGAAGCAAGAAACAGTGTGCTAGAAGCAACCAGAAAGGCAATCTTCGAACAGGGGCAGGGATTTGATCCACAGCCGGAGAACTTCGGGAACCAGTCAGGTGAAGCATTGAAATTCATGTATTCACTTCTGGAGATGAAAACCGGACTGATGGAGACAGAATTTAAACTTGGTTTTGCACGTCTTGTCCGGGCAATCTGCAGGAGCCTTGGCATCCAGTGCGACACCATTATACAGACATGGACCCGTACCTGTATCAAGAATGATACAGAGCAGGCGCAGATCTGCAAAGATTCCGTTGGAATTGTAAGCAAAAAGACGATTCTGAAAAACCATCCGCTTGTGGAAGATGCAGATGAAGAATTGAAACAGATCGAAAAAGAAGAAAAAGAAGCGCAGGAAAAGGCTGATCTGTATTCTGGAGCATTTGTTAACGGCGGAGAAAACGGAGGTGGCAAGGATGGCAATGCCAAAGACAATCCGAAAAATTCCGAAAATTAAGATAATCCGGGTGAAGATTGATATTGAGTTTGTAAATATCATGGGTAGACTTTTGATTCCATTCTTTTGGATTTGGGGCATTAGAGTGTTTAGTATAGAGATTTATAGACAGAAATTCTATATGATATGTATTCCTAAGTTTTATTTTGTAAAATAAGGAGTTGTTGATGAAAAATGGTGCATATTGGAAAAAACGCTTCAAACAGATAGAAGAATCCCAGCATCAGCAAGGCTTGCAGTGCTATGCAGATATCGAAAAGCAATATCTTTCAGCGCAGCGGCAGATGGAAGCGAAAATCAATGCGTGGTATCAGCGCTTTGCAAATAATAACGAGATTTCTCTTGTGGAAGCACGCCGGTTATTAAATTCCAGTGAATTGGATGAACTGAAATGGGATGTCGAGCAGTACATACGGTATGGAAAAGAAAATGCTATCAATGGTCAGTGGATGAAGGAGCTGGAAAATGCTTCCGCAAAAGTACACATCAATCGGCTGGAGGCATTGAAGCTTCAAATGCAGCAGTCATTGGAAGTGATGTTTGGTAATCAGCTTGATAGTGTTGATTCTACAATCCGTGATGTTTACCAATTCGGTTTTCTCCATACTGCCTATGAGATTCAGAAGGGGATTGGAACCGGATGGAGTTTTGCATCTCCGAACGATTGGCTGATTGATACAGTGATCCATAAGCCTTGGGCGGCAGACGGACAAACGTTTTCAGACCGGATCTGGACGAACAAACAGAAGCTGGTCAATGAATTGAACACCACCATGGTACAGAATATCATCACCGGTGCTGATTCGCAGAAGACGATTGATGCCTTGGCGCGGAAGATGAATGTATCAAAACAGAATGCGGGCCGCTTGGTAATGACAGAACAGGCGGCCTTTTCCAATGCAGCGCAAAAGGATTGTTTTGCAGAACTTGGGGTGGAGCAGTTTGAGGTGTTAGAGACATTGGATGGTTTCACATGCAGCCTTTGTGGTTCTATGGACGGGCAACATTTTCCAATGAGCCAGTATGAAATTGGTGTGACAGCTCCGCCGTTCCATCCGAACTGCCGTGGGTGTACCTGTCCATACTTCGAAGATGATTTTGGAGTGTCGGGAGAACGTGCAGCGCGTGGTGAAGATGGAAAAACATATTATGTACCGGGCAATATGACATATGAAGAGTGGAAATCCTCTTTTGCAGATGGTAACAATGCAGCGAAAGACCGGTTGGGGATTATCACAAACAATAATAAAAGCAACCCGAACTATTATGATTTTAAGGGTAAAAATGTGGATACGGTCGAGTCGGAAATCTGCAAGTTCGACCATGAGGTTGGAGTTATATTTGACAATGGGAAAGCGGTAAATTGCCAGTTGGGAAATGAGGATACTATAGAATTTACGAAGTATCAGCTTAAAATGATGAAAGGAAAAGATGTTACTCATAATCATCCATTGAGTACGCCGCCGTCCCCAGAAGATCTGTATCTGCTGGTAAATTATAAAGTCAAAAGTTTCAGAACCTGTGGGGAAAACGGTACATATGTGTTAGAATATAATGAACAGGTAGAAAAACTTCCAGATTTCAAGACATTTAGTGATACATATGACGAAATTATATATGAATTACAAGATAAATATTATGATGAAGTGAAACATGGAATGAAAAAAGAGGATGCGATCATATTACTTGGAGAGGCTGCTTGGGAAAGATTGTATGAAATATATAATGTCAAACCTAGATTTGAAAGGCGGTAATTGTCATGAGCAAATATAAACCATATGAAATAGATAGATATAAGCTGAATCTGTTTTGCGTATGTTTGAACTGCAGTAAATACAGAGGCTCAAGAAACGATTTTTCAAAATATTGTGATGCTTATCCCAAAAATCTTCCATCTGAAATTTGGAATGGAAAAAATGTAAAATGTCCGCATTTTGAAGAAAAGCAGGGGTGATAGTATGGTGAAACTTATAAAAACATTAGATGTTCAAAACGCATCATTGAATGTGATCACAGCTGGCAGACGATTTCCGCTTGCACAATTTGCTGGGAAAATAGAGATCACAGAGCACCAGAGTATGACACCTGTTCTTGGTAGAAGGTGTAAAGGAGAAAAGAAAATCTATGCATCATTCATTTTATGTCAGAATATTGAATATCAGACAGATGATGAGTTTAATGCAGGAAAAGTATATGAAGCAGTTGGAGATGTGCAGGGGGAGCAGTCTTGTGAAAGACTGATTTTCTCAGGACTTCGTTTTGAAGATATAGATCCGTTGAAAGGAACTGTGACACTTGAAGTGACAGATCTGGAACTGATCCGGAAGATGCTTGAGATGTAAAATTTTAGATACCACCAGTCAGAAATGATATGGTGGTATTTTTGTGCTCAAAAATAGGTAATAACAGGGCAACCGGAAATTTATGAACAGAACAGCGCAGAGGTGACGCTAAGTAAGTTCCTCCGGGGGTTCTGTTTTTATATTGTCCGAAAGCCTTATGACGTTTAAACTGCGGCAATTTGCCCTTATGCATGGCATCAAAACTGCATACTGCTGTGGAGACACCACGCTTAAAAACGGTGCAGGGAAGGAAACTATGGAATTTTTAAAAGACATTTTAGGCGAGGATCTCTATAAGCAGGTGTCTGATACCGTCAATGCCTATAACGGAAAGCCGGAGAATAAGGAGAAGCAGGTGAAAATCGCAGACCTTGGATCTGGTCAGTATGTTGACAAAGGCAAGTATGATACCGCCGTGGCAGAAAAAGAGAATCTTGCCGGTCAGATCAAAACGCTTAATACTACGATCGGGGATCTGAAAAAGAACAATGCAGACAATGAGACATTACAGAACACCATTGCGGATCTGCAGACGAAGTTAAAAGATCAGCAGACAGCCAATGACCGGATCTCAAAGACCTATGCGCTGAAAGATTCCCTCACAAAGCAGGGCGTACTTGATCCGGATTATCTGATCTACAAAGCTGGTGGACTTGACAAGTTCACATTTGACAAAGAGGGTAAGCCGGTCGGCGTAGAGGAAGAAGTAAAGCCGTACAAAGAAGATAAGACAATGGCACATCTGTTCAAACAGGAACAGCCGAAGCCACCGTATCATCCACAGGGTGGCTTCGGCGGCGCAGGAACTGCGAACCCATTTGCAAAAGAGACGTTCAATCTGACCAAACAGGGTGAACTTTTAAAATCCAATCCGGAGCAGGCAAAGGCACTGGCCGCAGCCGCCGGAGTAACATTATAACAGTATGAAAGGAAGATGATTTATGGCAATTACAAAAATTGCAGACGTGATCGTACCGGAGCTTTTTAACCGGTATGTAATCAACAGAACAATGGAGCTGTCCGCGTTTTTCCAGTCGGGGATCGTGGTAAACAGCCCGGAATTTGATACGCTTGCATCCGAAGCGGCAAGAACACACAACATGCCGTTTTTTGAGGATTTACAGGGAGAATCCGAAGCAATCCTTGAAGACGTAAAAATGACACCGAAGAAAATTGGCTCCAACAAGGATGTATCTACAACCATCCTCCGTCAGAATATGTGGGGAGCAAGTAATCTTTCTGCAGCGCTGGCAGGAGCAGATCCGATGAAAGCGATCGGTGATCTGGTAGCTGGTTACTGGGCGAGAGATACGCAGAAAGAGTTGATCGCGATCCTGTCCGGTGTGTTTGGAACCACTACCGCAGGAGATAGTGGAACACCGGCGGCAGAGACCAGAATGGCGGATCATATCCTTGATCTGACTATTGGAAAGACGGATGCCGCAAAGCAGATCAGTGCATCTGCATTTATCGATGCGTGCCAGCTTCTTGGTGATGCACAGGCGCAGTTATCCGGCGTAGCAATGCACTCTGCGACCAAGTCTTATCTGAAAAAACTGAACCTGATTGAGACCGAGCGTGATTCTACAGATGTTGAGTTTGACACCTACCAGGGCAGACGTGTGACCGTGGATGATGGTTGCCCGGTGGATGCTAAAAATGGTGTGTATACCACATATCTGTTTGGAAATGGAGCAATCGCATATGGAAATGGTTCTCCGGTCGGTCATGTAGCAACAGAGGTTGATCGTGACAAACAGACCGGTGGTGGTATTGATTATCTGATTAACCGTAGGGCGTTTATCCTGCATCCGAGAGGAATCGCATACACCGGAGCAAAGCGTGAACATGTGGAGACACCAACAAGAGCAGAGCTTGCAATGGCAGAGAACTGGAATCCGGTATACGAGCCAAAGCAGCTTAGAATCGTGGCTATCAAACACAAGATCGGGTAAGCCTATGGATCTGGCAAAGTTAAAGGCACTTCTTGGAATTGAGGATGATTCCAAGGATGTGATTCTTGAATTTGTCATTGCGGACGTAGAGGAGACCATAAAGAACTATTGTCATGTGGAGGAAATGCCGGATGGACTTGTGAATACCGGCTACCGCATGGCAATGAATCTGTACCGGAATGAGAATATTGGAAGTGAGACGGCAGCAGTTGGAACGGTTTCTTCTATCTCTGAGGGAGATACCTCTACATCTTTCCAACAGTATGTTGATAATAATTTCAAGGACACGGTGCTGAAAAATTATAAGTCCTCACTAAACAGATACAGGAAGGTGGCGTGGAAATGATCGCGGATGCAATCAAACAGGCACAGGCACTTGCAAGGAAAGCCCAAGAAGCCACATATGATGGCAGATGCACTGTTATGGAGCATCAAAAAGCAAAAGATCCAAAAACGAAGATTACCACGGAAAAAGATGTTGTGGTATTGGAAGATGAACTTTGCCGCCTGTCATATTCCAGTGTCAGTGCTGTGGATCAGACGGAATCAGTGGCAAAGACGGCACAGGTCACAAAGCTGTTTTTATCTCCGGACGTGCAGATTAAGCCGGGAGCAAAGATTACAGTAACACAGGCTGGTGTGACACAAAACTATAAATGCGGCAGTGTGGCAGCAGTATATCCGACGCATCAGGAGATTGTGTTGCAATTATCAGAGAGGTATGCATGATGGGAATGGGAAGCGTGGATATGCGGGAACTGGTGAAGTTTCAGGAAAATTTGAATAGATTGGCAGGCAGCGAGGATACAAGGAATTCTTTTTGCGAATCATGTGCAAAGGAACTTGCGGCCAGATTGCTCACAAAGGTAATCAAAAGGACACCTGTAGGAAAATATCCAGCAAGTACAGGCAAGGTTGGTGGTACTCTTCGAAGAGGGTGGACTGCAGGTAATAAAGAAGGAGTACAGGCGGCTGTTGATAGCATTCAAGTTACAAAATCAGGGAACCAGTACACCATTAAAATTATGAATCCAACTGAGTATGCGAGCTTTGTAGAATTCGGACATCGAACAGCAAACCATAACGGATGGGTTAAAGGGCAGTTTATGATGACTATTTCTGAAAATGAAATCAAACGTATGGCTCCTGGGTTACTGGAAAAGAGACTGGAAGAGTTCTTGGGAGGTACATTCAATGCTTAATAACGTGATAGCCGGGATAGCAATTGCCCTGAACCAAGAGTTTGGGGATGATTATGAAATTTATACAGAGGAAATAAAGCAGGACTTGAAAGAGCCTTGCTTTTTTATTACCCTCTTAAATCCATCCAAGACAGATTTCCCATCCAAACGGTATTTGATGGACAATCCATTTTGTATACAGTATTTCCCGGAATCGGAGGACAATCCGAATAGTGAATGCCGCGATGTAGCTGATCGTATGTTATGGGCGTTGGAGAATATTACGCCTTTGGATGCAGACAGGTCGGTACGAGGGACGGACATGCATCATGAGATTACAGACGGAGTGCTGAATTTCTTTGTAAATTACAATTATTTCGTCCGCAAGGTAGAGATTCCGGCTCCTCTTATGGAAACTATGACAACAGTATTACATTTGAAAGGATAGGTGAACAATATGGGCGATACAAAGCCAGAAGTAAAACCGCAGGCATCTGCGGATGTATTTACAAAGCAGCAGCTGGCAGAATCCAAACGCTATAAGAAACAGCGGGATCTGCTGGAAGCGTTGCTGGAAGATGGAAAAACATATACGATTGCGCAGGTGGATAAGATCACCGGTGATTATCTGAGAAAGGAAGTGAAGTAAATGGCATTTGGCGGAGGAACATGGATAACCCAGAACAAAGTGCTTCCGGGCGCGTATATCAATGTCGTAAGTGCGGGGATTGCATCTGCGGCATTGTCTGACCGTGGTATTGCCACAATGCCGTTGGAACTTGACTGGGGACCGGATGATACGGTTTTTAAGGTTACTACAGCGGATATGCAGAAGTATTCGAAAAAGATATTCGGATATAGTTATACCGACGATAAGATGAAAGGACTGCGAGATCTGTTTGCTGGCGGAACCTTGGTGCTGTATGCATACCGGTTAAACGGCGGCGGGACAAAATCGTCCAATGATTATGCTACAGCTAAGTACACGGGGACACGCGGCAATGCGATCAGGATCTCCATAGCAAAGGACGTGGATGATCCAGAGTCGTGGAATGTAACTACATATCTTGATACGTCCAGAATTGAAGTACAGAATGTAAAAAAAGCGGCTGATCTGAAAGATAATGACTTTGTGACATTTAAAACAGATACGTTGGAACTTGCAGCAGTTGCATCGGCAGCACTGTCTGGCGGAACGAATGGTGTCGTCAATGGCGATGCGCATGCGGAGTATCTGGCAAAGGCAGAAGCCTACGGATTTAATACGATGGGCGTTGTGGTTACAGATGAGGTGACCAAGAGGCTGTATGTGGCATATGTAAAGCGTATGCGTGATGAAGTTGGTAAGAAGTTTCAGCTTGTGCTTTACAAGTCGGATGCTGACTATATGGGAGTTATTTCCACACCGAATAAAACGACGGACGAGGGCTGGCCGGAAGCATCCGCTGCATATTGGCTTACCGGGGTGGAATGCTCCACTGCGGTGAATAAGTCCTGCGAGGGCAGAGTGTACGATGGTGAATTTTCCATTGAGCCAATTGACAATGATCTGGAAGATTATATCAAAAAGGGACAGCTTGTGTTTGATAGAAATGATGATGAAATTGAGATTCTAAGTGATATCAATACACACATAACCATCACGGAAGATTGCAACGAATTTTTTTGCGACAATCAGACAATCAGGGTTGTAGACCAGCTTGCAAATGATGATGCACTGCTCTTTAAGACACGGTTCCGCGGGAAGTTCCCAAATGATGATCCAGGGCGGAACAGCTTGAAAAGTGGGCTGTGCGAGATCCGTGAAAAATTACAGAATTTGCGGGCTATTGAGAATTTCAAGCGGGATAATGTCATCGTGGAACAGGGAGAATCAAAGAAATCGGTAGTCGTTAATAATACGGTTGAAGTTGTAAATGCCATGAGTATTATGTACATGACTACAGTAGTGAAATAAGGGGGTGAAGTATAAATGAATAATGTGATGCTTGCAAAGGATTCTATCTCTGCAGCTCTTGCAGAGTGCTACGTGACAATTGGTGAACGTAGATACAATCTGATGACCGCAATCAAGCTTGAAGCGAAATTCAAGAAGAACAAGGCAAAGGTTCCAACTCTTGGCAAGACAGGAAAGGGAAATAAGTCGGTATCATGGGAAGGAACCGGATCTTGTACAATGCATTATAATACGAGCATTTTCCGTAAAATGATGCTTGATTTTAAAAACACTGGTGAGGATGTCTATTTCGAAATTCAGATCACGAATGATGATCCATCCAGTGCTGCAGGATCTCAGACAATCACTCTTTTACAGTGCAACATTGACAGTGGAGTGCTTGCGAAATTTGATGCATCTTCTGACTCATATCTGGACGAGGATGTTAGCTTCACATTTGATGATTTTGATATGCCGAAAGAGTTTCAGGAAATTATTGGACTTGCAGCGTAATATTGCCCCTTATGTGTCTGGCATGAGGGGATTTTTCATAGGAAGAAAGGAGACAATGTATGTCAAATTTAAGCAGATTTTTTGCAAAAAACAAAATTAAAAGAGAGAACGGGAAGTATGCACCATCGAAAGCGTTTGTGGATGAAAATGGAAAGCCTTTGGAGTTTGAGTTTCGCCCGATTACTTCAAAACGAAACGAAGTAATCCGCGAAAGCTATACGAAAGAGGTTCCGGTAGCAGGAAAACCGAATATGTTCCGCCCGAAATTAGATACATCAGCATACATCAATGAGTTGATTGCAGAAAGTATCGTTGATCCAGATCTTTACAACAAGGAACTGCAGGATTCCTATGGGGTAAAGACACCGGGAGAGCTGCTTTATGCCATGATCGACAATCCGGGAGAATATCAGGATCTTTCTGCATGGGTTCAAAATTTTCAGGGGTTTGAAACTTTAGAAGATAAGACTAAACAGGCAAAAAACTAATTGAGGAAGGGGATGTGGAGTCTAACTATGCATATTATGCATTGCACAAGCTTCACATTCTCCCTTCCCAGTGGGTTGCTTTAGAGGACGAAGAAAAGGCTTTTATTATTGCTTGTATAGATATAAGGATTGAAGCGGAAAAGAAAGAAGCAAAGAGGATAGCAAGGGAAGCAGAAGGACGGTGATGGTATGGCTTACATAACAACAGGAATACAATTGGCGGATAACTTTAGTGCTCCCCTTATGCATATAATCAGTTCTGTCAATATGGCAATTTCTTCGATTTATGATATGAACCAGGCAATGAATTCTGGTGTGGATACTACATCATTGGAAGCCGCCCGGAATGAAATTGCACAGGCAACTGTAGCGGCAGAAGAATTCAATCAAACAATGCAACAGGCGAGTAGTCCGATCAATGATAATATTCGAAGACAGGAACAATTTAATCAGTCATTGCAAAACGGTGCAAGTGAATCATCGAATTTAGTTTCGGCAATTAAACGAATGGCAGGGGCGTACCTGAGTATTCAGACGGCTGGAAAAATTTTGCAGACATCGGATGAGATCACACAGACCACTTCCAGATTAAACATGATGAATGACGGATTGCAGAGTACGGTCGATTTGTACAACATGGTTTATGTGGCTGCAAACGATGCCAGAGGATCATTAGGAGATATGGCAAGTGTAGTTGCCCGATTTGGTAATAATGCGAAAGATGCATTTAGTTCCAGTGCAGAAGTTGTCCAGTTCGCAAATTTAGTCCAAAAGCAGATGACAATTGCGGGAGCGTCTACGCAGGAAGCAGCAAATGCAGAATTGCAGTTATCACAGGCGCTGGGCTCTGGTGTACTTCGAGGTGATGAGTTAAACAGTATTTTTGAGCAGGCACCGAATCTGATTCAGAATATTGCAGATTATCTTAATGTTCCAATCGGTAAGATTCGAAGCATGGCACAAGATGGGGAACTGTCGGCTGATGTTGTGAAACAAGCGGTATTTGCTGCGACTGATGAGATAAATGCTAATTTTGAAAATATGCCAATGACATGGGGACAGATGTGGACGGTATTTCAAAATGACGCCACTATGGCATTTCAGCCGGTTTTGCAGAGACTTAATGATTTGGCAAATACAGACGGGTTTCAGGAGTTTGCTACAAATGCAATAAATGATCTTGCAGTAGTAGCAGGTGTGGTACTTGATATATTTGAAGGAATTGGATCAATAGGAACCTTTGTACAAGACAACTGGCAAATTATTGGTCCTGTTGTTTATGGTGTGGTTGCAGCATTAGCGGCTTATGCAACTTATGTTGGTATTACGAACGCAATAGATATGATATCAACAGGAATTAAGATTACAATGTGTGTTGCATCATATGCGCACGCAGTAGCAACAGGAACAGAAGCAAGTGCAACTGCGGCTGCAACCGCGGCACAGTACGGGCTAAATACTGCAATGTTGTCTTGCCCGTTAACATGGATAGTTGTTGGAATTATGGCATTGATCATTGTGTTGGTTGCGTTATGTAATCATTTTTCAGGAGCTGGACACATTGCACAGTCGGCTTTTGGTGTTGTAACGGGAAGCGTAAATGTGGCTATTCAGTATTTTAAAAATTTGGGATTATCAGTTGCAGATGTTTTTATTGGAATATGGAATGCGGCAGGGGCATGTGCAACCAATGTTGAAACTGCTTTTCACAATTCCATAAGTCATGTTCAAACTCGTTGGTATAACATGCTGTCTACAGCACTTACTGTAGTATCTAGTATTTGTTCCGCGCTTAACAAGCTGCCTTTTGTCGAATTTGATTATAGCGGCATTACGAGTGCCGCAGATAATTATGCATCAAAAGCGGCTGCAGCTGCCGGAAATACAAAAGATTATACCAGCGTAACAGATGCATTTAATAAAGGAATAAAAACGTATGATGTCTATCAAAGTGGATGGGCCAAAGATGCATATACTGCCGGAGCAGCATGGGGCGATGGTGTAACCAGTAAAATAAAGAATACAATATCATCAAAAGCCACGAATATTCCAAGTGCAAATAATTATCCAAATGCGCTTGCATCCAGCAACGCGGCAACAGCAGCAAATACAGCAGACACTGCAAAGAATACCGCCAAAACAGCTAATACATTATCTGCATCCAGCGAAGATCTGAAGTACCTGAGAGATATTGCAGATCGTGAGTACGTGAATAAATTTACAACAGCACAGATCAAGGTTGAGATGATCAACCATAACAACGTAAACAATGATATGGATTTAGATGGAATGGCGGAACATTTGCGTAGCAAAATTGAGGAAGAAATGAATGCAGCAGCGGAAGGAGAACACTAAAGATGTATGAATTATATATTGATGGGGTCCTTTTTCCAGTGACCCCAGGGTCTCTTGACATCAAGATCAATAACAAAAATAAGACCATAACTCTCATAAATGAGGGAGAGGTTAATCTTATTAAGTCTCCGGGATTGTCTGATATTACAATTCCGGAGTTGCTGTTACCAATTAATAAATACCCTTTTTCCTGTGAAGGAGCAGAGGTGGGAGCGGCATATTATCTTTCGAAATTGGAGAAATGGAAAAATCAGAAAAACCCAGTCACGCTAAAGTTTAATCGTTACAAAGTATCAGATAAACATCTTATCGAAGATATCATAATGGATGTGACCATTGAAGATTATGAGATCATGGAAGATGCAGATAAATACGGATCAGATGTGTGTGTAAAGCTTAACATGAAAGAATACCGTCACTGGGGAGCAAAGAAACTTGTACCGAAAGACAAAAAGACAAAGTCCGGAAAAAAGAAAACGGTTGTTACGGTTAAAAAACAGCGGAAGAAAACGAAAGTTATCGACAAAAGTTACAAGATAAAATCTGGTGATACGCTTATGAAAATTGCAAAGAAACAGATGAACAATGCATCTGCATGGAAGAAACTCTATCAGTTAAACCAGAAAACGATTGAAAATGCAGCTCGTAAGCATGGACGAAAATCATCATCGAATGGTCATTATTTGTATGCAGGAACGGTATTGAAACTTCCGGGAGGTGGTAGCTGATGAAAGATATCGTTAATGTAGCGATTGGCGAGATCGGGTACCGGGAGCAGGGAAGCAATAAAACCAAATATGGAGTATATACAGGAGCGAATGGTGCTGCATGGTGCCATTCGTTTGTTTCCTGGTGTGCACACGAGGCTGGAGTATCGACTTCGGTTGTTCCGAAAACAGCATCTACAACCTATGGGATGCAGTGGTTTAAAAAGCGTGGGCTTTTCAAATACAAAGGTAAATATACCCCGAAGAGATGTGATATTGTTTATTTTAAAACTGGCCGAAGCCATGTAGGCATTGTTGAGAGCGTCAGCGGTGGTCAGCTACATACTATTGAAGGAAATACATCTGATAAAGTAGCACGGCGATCATATTCTCTGAATAATGCCACAATTACCGGCTATGGTACGCCGAAATATACAAGCAGCAAAAATGGTTCATCTGGTAGCGGAAAAAAGGATTCCAAAAAGGAACTGCAATATTTGCAGAAAATATTATCACGTCACGAGGCAAAAGCGGAAACCATAAAAGCCGATGAAGCAGAAACGGGGAAAATACCGGCTGGCAATGTAATGATTACTGTAAATAATGGAAAAAAGAAATTTACAGTACCGGCGGAAGATGGAGCAAAGGTTGTATGGGAAAGAGACAGCACACCTGGCAAATTTACTTTCACAGCAAAAGTTGAAAAAGGATTTTCCATAGGCATGGGAAATGAAGTTCTTGTCACTGTGGACGCTAAGAAGTTTTTCTATGGCTTTGTTTTCACGAAAGAAGTTAAGAAAGATGGAATGGCATCGTATACCGTATATGATCAGCTTAGGTATCTGAAAAACAAAGACACACTTATCTATAGTAAAAAAACAGCAGATGAAGTAATTCGGATTATTGCAAAGCGCTTCCTGTTAAAATGCGGCACACTGGCAAAGACAGGGTGGCGCAGATCAGCGGTTGAGGACAATACGGCATTGTTCGATATGATTCAAAACGCGTTGGATGATACTTTAATGGTAAAAGGAAAGACATATGTTTTTTATGATAATATTGGAAAATTGTGCCTGACTGATGTGGCAAAGATGAAGGTAAATACCTGTCTGGTAGATGCGGAAACAGGAGAAGATTATTCCTACAAAACAACGATTGATACGGATGTGTATAACCAGATCAAGCTGATCTATAAGAAAAAGAAATCCAGTAAGAAGAAAAAAGGAAGTACAAAGACATCAACAAGTCAAAATACTGGAACCAGTTATGGAATTTATCTGGTACGTGACAATAAGAAAATCGCAAAATGGGGAACGTTGCAGTTTACGGATGAGATCAATAGTCCGGATATTGGAAAGCTGAAAGCACAGGCATTATTGAAATTGTATAGCCATGAGAAGCGTACACTTACCATATCAGGTGTGATTGGAAACAGTAAAGTGCGTGGAGGATCGCTTGTGCCAGTCATACTTGATTTGGGAGATCTGAAAATTGCGAATTATATGCTGGTAGAGAAGGTGACACACACATTTAAAAATCGTGAACATACGATGGACCTGGTAGTGTCTGGAGGTGATTTTAGTGAGTAGCGGAAATTTGGTGCAGTTAATCAAGAAGATTGCAATGGATGCGGTACGGGCTGCAAAGATGTGTGATTATGTGACCGGTGTGGTTACCAGCGAAGATCCTCTGAAAGTGAAAATTACAAACTCTTTTGAAATTGGGGAAGAATTTTTAATGGTGCCACAAAGTATGACGGATCATGAGGTTGAAGTAACAATCAAAAAAGAGTATGGATGGAAAACGAAGAACCGATCGGGCGGAACTGGTGATGACATTGTGTTGGAAAATGTAAAGATTATGATTCACAATGCCTTAAAAGCCGGAGATGAAGTGTTGATGATGCGCAAAAGCGGTGGTCAGGAGTTTGTGGTAATAGACAAGGTGGTGAAAGAATGATCCCGACAAATTATGATAATGACGATGAAGAGGATGATATGACCGGTTTTGAAGTGGAAAATGATCCGTCTCTTACATATGCAATGCAGATAGGAACCATTGAGAACGATTCAAGCATTTTTCTTGGCAAAGCAGATGGAGAAGAGGCAAACCGGCAGGCAATATTGAAAATCTTGAACACAGAGCGATATAAAAATGTAATTTATTCATGGGATTATGGAGTGGAGCTTCAGGATCTGAGGGGAAAGTCTCTATCTTATGTTATGTCAGAAGTGCCAAATCGGATTACGGATGCAATTACTGCAGATGATCGTTTTGAATCTTGTGAAGATTTTGAGATGGAACCGGTGGGAAAGAAAGCTCTGCACGTTACGTTCTCTGTAATTACGGCAGAAGGTGATAAAGTAAGTGGATTGGAAACGGAGGTGGAATATTAGTGTTTGAAAACAAAGACTTCGACTCTATCATGGAAGAAATGCTTGCATCCGTAAGCGATAAGCTGGACAAGCGCGAGGGATCGATAATTTATGATGCAATAGCACCGATTGCCATGGAATTGGCGCAGACGTATATCGATATGGATATGATTGTGAATGAGGTATATGCAGATACAGCCTCCTACTATTATTTGATCAAGCGTGCAGCTGAAAACGGAGTATATCCCAAAGAAGAGACCAATGCGGTATGCAAGATGGTTGTAAGTCCGTCCGATACAGCCATAGCGATCGGGGACCGGTTTAACCTTGGTGATCTGAACTATGAGGTAACATCTGTAATGGATGCAGCAACTGGAGAGTATCAGGTAACATGTGAGACTGCCGGTATTGTTGGAAATCAGCAGTTGGGATCATTGCTTACGATTGAAACAAAGAATGATCTGAATGATATGGAAACAGCGGAATTGACCGAAGTCTTGATCCCCGGCGAGGATGAGGAAGATGTGGAAGATTTCCGTGAACGTTATTACGAGGGATTTTCCAATACAAGCTTCTGTGGCAATAATCCGGATTATAAGGAGCGTGTATCGGCTATTGATGGAGTTGGTGCATGCAAAGTTATCCGGATGTGGGAAAAAGGATATGATCCGGTAAAGTTTATTCCTGTTGCTGCAGTTACGGAGTGGATTGGAAAGCAGTCTGTGGAAACCGTTGGGGCGGAAGTATTTGCATGGCTGAAAGCGGTACATGATGTAGCAAAGGACAAATTACTGACAGTGGGTGGCACTGTTCGGGTGTATATCATATCATCGGAATACAAAGCACCATCCGCCACGTTGGTACAAAAAGTGCAGAATGATGTTGACCCGGATGATAAGACCGGGGAGGGATATGGACTGGCACCTATCGGACATGTGGTAAAGGTTATGGGAGTGAAAGAAATTCCTGTTTCTGTGACAGTTACTGCGGTTTATAAGAACGGATATACTTTTGAATCCTTGAAATCCGATATGCAGTTGGCAATAGATGGGTATTTTACAGAACTTTCTGCCGATTGGAGTAATGAAGATAACCTGGTGGTGCGTAAGAGCCAGATTGAATCCCGGTTGCTTCTGATTGATGGGATATTGGATATTACAGATGTGAAACTGAATGGTGCATCTGAAAATGTAACATTGGATGAAGATGCAATTCCGGTAAGGGGTGATGTAAGTGGCTAAAAAAATGATTGATTATCTGCCGCCGTTTATGCAACAGTTTAAAGAAATGAAGCAATTGATGCAGAGCGAGGATAAGCAGGTGGCGGCTCTTAACATGGATACTACTAAAATATTACGAAATGCATTCATAGAGACTTCAGATGCAGAAGGCATCGAGCGGTTCGAAAGAATCTTACATATCATTCCAGGTGCTGGTGAAAATTTAGAACTCCGTCGGTCGCGTGTGTCAATGCGGTGGAATGAACGGATACCGTATACGCATCCGACACTTGTAAAATGTTTAAATACCAGCCTAGGAGAAAACAATTATGATCTGTATTCAGATGAGGAGCATTATTACATACTCGTGCATCTGAAATTGAATGTAGCGGATCGTGTCGGAGTTGTTGAAGAACTGATCCGGCGTATGTCACCAGAGGATATATGCTACAAAGTTCTTCTTATTTATAATACACATGCAGTTTTGCACAAATTTACGCATGCACAGTTACATAACTATACACACAGACAGCTGAGAGAGGAGGTTCTGTCATGACAAAGACAAAGTATTATGATCTGCAGATGGATGATCCGCAGGATGATTATGATGTGGAAGTCGTGAATGCCAATCTGAAAAAGATTGATGAGCAGATGAAAACAAGAGAAAATGTAACGGATGCATTACAGGAGCCAGAGTTTACAGTGGCAGATAAGAGAGAAAATATTGCGTCCAAGGAAAAAATGCCGAAGATCTTGGGGAAGATTGCTAAATTCTTTATGGATTTAAAGACGGTCGCATTTTCCGGAAAATATAGTGATCTGGATGGTAAGCCGGCGATAGTGAACAATAACACCGCAACAGAAGCTGGAAGTGCCCTTGATGCGCGACAGGCAAATCCGACCATCGAGGGAACCATGGCAAATCAGATATCGCAATTAAACAGTGATTTGTCTGACTTAAATGACGACACAAATTTTATTCCCCGAAAATATATTAGGTTTTGGACATCCGATACAGATATATCCGGAGGGGTTGGAATTTATAATATCGGAGAAATTGCAACAGATTATTGGAACACCATTAGTAAAAACACAGAATTACAGAATGTTGGCGATTACGTTTTAACTATATTTGCTTGGAACGGTGCGCCAAGTAAGGTAAATTTTGCATCAGGTTTCTTGATAAGTCCACGAAACTTTATAGCTTATGTTACTGTTTGGGAGGGCAATTTTATTTTGCATGATATTTAATTTGTTGATAGTTTTTTCCAGATTATATCTTTATCACGAAATCCTTCTGCAATGTTACATGTTCCATAATATAAAAATTGTGCCCATGTAGTTCCTGCTATTATTACAACTTCCGTGGATATTCCGAACCAAAATATATTATACCAAGATATAGTTTGTGGATTATCTTTGCATGAATTGTTTGAACAAAATACACCGCACTTGAATCCAGAATCTTGTAACGAAAAAATTCTATTTTTAATGCTATCATTTTCGACATTAAACGAAACATTAAAATACTTGGAAATTGGATTAGCACTCAAATCACTGTTTAATATAAAACCATGAAAAGAAAGGACTAAAATTATGAAATTAAAAACGTTAAAAAGCATGTATGATATTGTAAATGCCAATCACAAAGAAGGAAACCTACATATTATAATCAATGATGAAACCTGTGAGAATTTACAGGCGATCTTTTCGGATAAAGAAAGTCTTGCCCGGTTAGAAATTTATACGGACGAGGATGTACTTACATCTGTGATCCCGGGTTATGTTGTTTTGGAGAAAATTGAATTACAGGGGGATACAAAAACGGTAATCCTCGGAAAAGAAGCTGATTATACGGAAAAGCGTATTACGGAAGTATCTGTGAGACTGGCAGAGAATGCGACAAAAACAGAAGCAAACACAGATAGCATCGAAAAGCAGAGAGCAGATCTTGACTATATGGCAATGCAGATGGAGGTAAGTTTAGATGAGTAAGAATTATAACAAGGTAAAAGAATATTACGATCGCGGATATTGGAGCAAAGCGCGTGTGCAAAATGCAGTTGGAAAGTGGATCACGGAAGAGGAGTACAAAGAAATTACCGGTGAGAAATATGCCCCAAAATAATTGCTTTGTCCTATAATGGAAAGAAAACCATATAGGATAGGAGATTGCA